CCTTTGAACGTTATCCCACGGCTCACGATCAATAATCCTTTTTGCAATCTGCATTCGTTTATGATGTTTTAACAATACATCATTCGGGCATGGATGTTCACGCTTTGAATTGCCTGCAATCAATAATGGCAATGCAGTATCAAACACAATCAATTGAGTTTCAATCTCCAGGCGTTTGGCAATGGCTAACCAAAACCCACGATGATGGGCAATGGTATGAGTGCCATCTGCAATGATGTCTTTTCCATTCTTAGCAGCTGAAATGGCTTTAGCCCTAATTGATGCCATGAAATAATCCACATCTAATTCACGATCTACACGCACCAATTCAGTTGAATAAATGTGTTCAAATCCAGTTTTGTTTTTTTGCACCCAGGTAGTTTTCCCTGCTGCTGGTGCCCCCATTAATACCGTAATCATCAATAATGTTTATGCTTTAACCAATAAGCCCAGGCATTGCAGGGCGTTTGATAACGATCTTTGACATAACGCAATCCCCATTGAATTTGAGTGTATGCATCCATAGTTTTTAATTTTTTGTTTTTCATTTGTGGAATGCCATACGCACCACCTGATTTGTTATGACTTGCAGGATTCCAATTGCTTTCCTTTGTCCATAATTTTTCCAGGCATTGAAATTCCTTAAAATCAATAATTAATGAATGTGCATATAGTTTGTAATAATCACTTGGTGTTTTTGACCAACTTTTTTCCACGCTGGTCATTTGCAAAATGCAAAGACATAAAACCCCCATAAGGATGCCGCACCTGGAGATTTTATGCCCTGCATCTCCAGCGGGCATTGGCGATCCTACTGGGCTAGTCAAGTCCTTAGCAAAACCCCAGGTCACACGCAATGAAATTTTTTGACTGCCGGGATTCTGATTCAAATTGATGTCCAACCAGGATAATCTGCACCAGGGTTTTCGGCCAACCATTTTTCCCGCAGCTGATTTTCTTTAGCCCAATCAACATCATTTGCTGGAATCATTTTCACTCCCAATGATCCACATCCTTGGCATTCCATGAGTTTCAATCCAGGTGGCAAATCATGCAAATCATCATTGAAAACTTTCCAATCAGTTTTAAGGGTTTTGATGGTGCTGCCACTGGTTTTTTCAATATTTAAACAAATGCTGCATTCAAATTGATGGGTTTGCATAATTGCTCCTTTGTAGATTTTCAATTGGATGTAAATTGATCTGACTGACCCACCAGGCATCATCCTTAGTGTGTCGATATTTTGGCCGTTTAGCCTGGATTACTGGCAACCATCCAACCACCCTTAAATTAGGGGATTGGCCGACCACCAGCACCGCCACATCGGTATCCCGATCTTTAGGATGAATCACCAAATGACCACCCATCCATCCAGTCCATTTGACTTCAATGTTGTCGCCAATGTCAGCGGTGGATTTAAATGTGTTTGCGGTTGGCACAAAATCATTAATGCCCAACGATTTGGCCACCGCAATTTCACCAGCGACCGCACCTGATGCTGCCATGATGTCGGTGAAATAATTGCCAGCATTTGTCACCGTAAATGAATGAACGTGGCCATTGCGTTTTGAATATTCCGTGCGCTCCAGGCCAACCCTGGCCGCCAATATTTCATCAGCCAGGGTGAGTTTAATGTCAATCATTTTTGATGATTCTTTAAATAGCAACCACGGCAAATGATCAATCGATTGTCCACGATTCGGATCATGTCACGCATTGCAAATGGCTCAAAACATGAATCGCAATTGGTTGCAGCCTTATCGCCCAGGATTTCCCCTTCGGCAGTGATGTGAACGGTTACTCCATCCCTTGAAATTGATATTCCGCCCATATTAATTCCAAATCGCTTTGCAGGTGTTGGTTTTTGATCCGCAAACATAACCTGAATAAGGTTTGCCAGTTTTTGCATTGATCCCTGATTTGGCCAACATATAACCATGACTGCATTGTGGTGATTCACTTGGTTGCGTGTTGGTCAAAACCTGCTCAACCAATCCGTCAAGTGATTCGCCTAATGATGCAAAATCCTCATTTTTAGCTGCTGGCACCACTGTTAAATTGACCCTGCGCATCTCCTCAGCCGATGGGCGTGGAATGCCCTCACTGAATTTGCTTATCGATCCAGTATGCAAACTGCGACCAATTGCTGACGTGGTGCAGTTTTCCAATGGAAACTTATTTTGCATGGTGCGAAACTCCTCAGCAAAATCTGATGCAAATGGAATCAAGTCATTTGTGTCACGATACAAATCGCACTGAACGATATATCTAGTGCCATCCTGAAAAATTAATTTGACATCAATTCGGCCATTTGGCCAGCGAACCCAGAATTTTTCAATTCGTTCGGCAACGGTTTCATAGTTATCTAGTGGCATCGTAAACCCTTGAAACTACGTCACGGCTGACCTGTAAACCCCTGGCAAACCCACGTCTGCTGCCCTGGGCATCGCCCCGTTTGTAACCCACTTTTAAGCCCATCCATAGGCCAATTGCGACCCCAAAAACTAGGGCTGCACCATTTATCATTTCATTCGTCATTTATTGCTCCCGATTCCATCCCCCGCCCGATACGGTGGATTTCGATCAGTATGGCACCCAGGGCTGACACCTGGCAATGACCAACACGCTCCAGGCTTATTTTTGACTTAAAATTCTGTAAATTTCATCAACCCTGCCGCTTAAAACCCTTAATTCATCACGCATCGATTTGCCTGAATTGGGCAACAATTCACTCATGATTGATTTTGTAACCATTCGCATGACTGAATAGATTGCAGTGAGCAGGGCTATTCCACACCCGATCACCGCAATCCATTCATTTGTGTTCATTACTTACTGCCGACCCCAAATTCTTTATCCTCAGGATTGACAAATCGCAAAATGACTGGCAACACGGCTGCCACGCCACCCATGAGCATTTCATTCAAACTACCGCCCGCCATATACACGGCCAATGCAGCAGCTAAAAATGAACGTGACCAACTGGCCAACATTGCTTTCGCTTTATTCATTTTAACCCGCTTTCGCTAGTTTTAACTTTTCAATCAATGTTGCGCATCCCGCTTCATTAAGTGAAATTTCAAAATGCATTTCATCAGGGCGTGAAAATGATCCGCCCCATCTTAAACCATATTTTTTGCATAATGCCTGGATCAGTGCAGTTTGCATTTGTGTAAATGTGCCTGCATGACCTAATGGATGCTTTGTTGCATTTAAATCAATTGCGGTGCCACTTGAATGATTGCTCAATTTGTCGGTTGATCCACGCACATTGCGGAAACAATAACCCCAATCATCTAATTTGCCTTCATCGATTGGCTCAATGTGTTGATGAAAATCGGCAGCAAAATGAATCAATAATGGTGCAACTTTTTCTGCACATCGCAATTTAATTTTTGTTCCAGGCACGGCAAATGACTTGATGCCAATTGCCATTTGATCCTGGGATGCTGGCCAACCATTTTGACTATTTAACTCAATAATAATTTAACCTCATCCTCATTGATTCCCAATTTTTCTAACAATGCAGCCTTCGCTATAATTTTTGCATCCGCTTCAGCGATTTCTGCTTCTTGTGCCAATTCAACTTCTGCCCAACGATTAATTGTTTCTTCATATTCATCGGCATCTAATTCAAAAACCTCATCATTAACACCTTTTGAAATTGTTGGATGCTTTAATTTTAATTCAGCAATTTTTTGTGCTTTAGTTGTCATTATTTTTCCAATCCATAAACTGTTGCTGTTCCACTAATTGTTCCTGTTGATGGTAATAATTGAAAACCTGTGATGGAATCATTACCATCACGATTTAGTGAACCATAATATCCAATTCTAAAAGATGCACCGCCACCGCTCTGCCAACTTGTTATTCCTGAAAGCGTTCCATATCCAGGGCCAATTAATTCTTGGGCATTAAAAAGGGTAATTTCTCCACCTGCATATTGATTGCCAGCAGATGAATTAATTTTTCCAAATGAAAAAACTGTTAAATAACTATTGCTAAAAGCAGCGGTTGGCGTTCCAGCCGTTGAAATCTGCATTACGCCACCAGAATAATCTCCGACTAATGTATTACCTGATTTGTAAAGTTTTAATTGCATATCAGCATTAGTCGAACTTATTATGTTTGCAAAAACAATTTTATATGTTCTATATGTGCTTGTAAAACAACCTAAAAAATCCTGAGTTGATACGGATGAAAAAGTTGTGGATACAATTTTTGTTAATGCGCCGCTTGATGGTGTTGCCCATTTTACTTTGTAGGGTGAAACGCTAGTATCAGCGGTCAAAACTTGATTTGTGGTTCCAATTGGCAAATTATCATAAGTGCCTGATCCTGTTCCGACAACAATGTCACCTGATGCGGTGATTGTGGTTGCCATGTCATTGGTAATTGTGACCGTGCCTGATGTGCCACCGCCTGAAATTCCAACTCCAGCAGTTACGCCCTCAATATCTCCAGCGGTTGGTGCAACCCATGTAAAATCCATGTCTGCATTTGTAGTTTTACTTAATACTTGACCAGTGGTGCCGCCTTTCAAGTCAGCCAATGATGTATCAACTGCCTGACCAAAAACCTCAAAATCAGCTGGCAAGTCAGTCACCAAATCTGTTGGTGTTGGCATTTGCCATCCAAAATTGCTTGTTGGATTACTCATGTTTTTCTCCTCACGCCACTATTGTGGCATTTTCCCAATCCAATATTGGTGAAATTGTATTCCATGCTTCAACTCCAGGCACGTCATTCCAGCGCATGGCGTTCAACGAATATGCCAACGGTGAAAATAATGGTGTCACTGAAACTTGATTGTAGGCCGCTCTAAATGTCCAGCCCTCAACAAACCCTGCAAATGATCCTGCATTCATGTTAAGTGGCAAATCTGAAATAAAAACTGGCATGCCCATGAATATATTAATCAGTGAATCCCGATCAGAATCACTCAATTCAGGGTTAGTCAATTCATAAGTAATTGATGAAAATATTGGCTGCGGCTGTTTTCGCAATGCAATATAAAAATCGGCCTGATCCTGGGCATCGGCTTGATGTTTAATTGTGGTGCTGATGATTTGACTAAGGGTGCCAAATGTAGCAATGGATTCAACATCTGATGCTGAAACCTCATTATTGCTATTTTGACCATATTTGATTGTAATGTTATTTCTAACATCTCCAGCCCTTGTTTGAATTTTAATCGAATTGGCTAATGCTTCATTTGCAGATAAATCAACATACCCATTGGCAGCCAAATAATTTGTTCGATGAGTTGAATCAGCATATCCGATCAAACCTGATGCGGATTCATAAATGTAACCCAATCCTGATGTTGCAAGTGCTGAAACCAATGAATAAACATCAATCCGAGTTGATGATCTTTGATCTAATTCGTAATTGCCTGGTTGATCAATTTCTCCCAATCCAGTGTTTTCCGCATCCTGCCACTGCACGGCTGGATCATATGCTGCCCAGGTTTCAGCTGCGGGCACGGCATTCCATTGAGCAAATAAAACCTGAGATAAAATTGTGTAAATTTGATCTCCATCAAAATCTTGATTCAAAACGCCATTGGTTAAGGCTTTGGGCAACCTAGCCAATGCACCCAATGCAATAATTGTGATTCTTTGCGCATAAGCCACCTGACCTGCATCTGAAATTGAAACCGCAACATCAACAATTGATCCACCAAAAATTGGAATAAATGTGGCAGTTGAATCCTGCAATTGAACACTTATTGAATCATTTATTTGTGCATTAATTGGTGATTGATCTAAATTGATTAATTCAATGTTTACATAACCTGCCTGCGCTTGTTCATAAATATTTGTTCGGCCAGTGGTAATTGTTAAATTTGCCAAAATTGCATCGGTGTAATCAATCCCGGCAATTTCAACTTTCCAAATTGGATTCCATAAAGTCATTAGGCAATGCCCTCTAATAATCCAGCACCACGTGTGCCCCGATAAAATGAACTGTTTAAAGTATCAACTAAAACCCTGGCAGTGGCTTCAGGATCGCCTGCAACACCGATGTTCACGGTAATATTGCCAGTGGTTTCAGGTGGCAAATTTCGCAAACCCCTACCAGTCAATTCCCCTGTTGAGGTAAATAATGCAGGCATGTCACGCATTCCATTAATTATTGGTGAATCAATTTTTGGCACTGTTGCACCGCCCGTAACTGGCTTAAATTGTGATGTAACTGATCCGCCTGAAATTGATGATGGGGTTGATTGACCCGCCAATGGGTTGCCTTGATTATATGTGAAATTTGATGATGGCTGACCAATTTTGTTTAAATAACCAATATCAGCACCAGGTTTAATCAAATTAATTCCCCTAATTACGGTATTGATTGCATCAATTATGAAATTTATGATTGGGGTTACTGCTCCCAAAATGGTGCCAAATGCGCTGATTATTGCTGCTGCGGCTTTGGCTCCAACATCAACCAAAAATCCAAATACTTTTTGCAATATTGGCAAAACATAATCCTGCATCAAATCAACAAATGATTGAAAATTTTCCCGATTATTTTCAATTGCGGTTTTAATTGTATCCCAGGCTTCTTTAAATTTATTAACAATTGGCACGCCATATTCAAACAAATAACCAATTAAACGTTCAATGA